ATCATAAAGATTGTCTTCGACTGCTTCCTCTGTGATAGAGAATGCCAACGCTACTGTTTCGTGGTTGTAACGAGCAGTGTATGCCTCGTTAGCGTCGTCAAAGTTAATTGCAGAACCTTCCGATTTGGTTGGTGCTGCGCCAAATCCAGACAACATCACTTCTTCTTCGAATGCTCGATCGGAAGATTCTGTTGTATAAATCTCAGCGTGTTGGTTTTCGTACCGAGAGTACTCCATACCGAACAAAGCGTTGAGGCCTGGTTCTAGCTCTTTCGCTAATTGTGCGCGTGAAATAGCCATTTGTTAGACCTCCTTAAACGCCAGTAGTCGAAGGAGTACCAGCTACAATCGCACCATTGGCGGAATTGAAACTGTTATTCAGTCGAACAAGTAATGGAACGCCAGCCGCAGTGAAGTCTTGGTTCTCAGGGTCGTCCTGAATCCCCATGATGCGCAAGTGAAGCGCAGCGGTGACAGCGATGGTGCCTACAGCCAATTTAGCAGAAGAGATACCTGTGGTTGTTGAACCACCTGTAGCTGTTGCAAAGTTAGCGTTTGCAAATACATGACCACGAGCAGTTGCTTCGTTTGTCAATGTACCGTCAGATGTGATGACAAATGTTGTCATTGGGTTGTCATACACAAAAGCCTTGACGGGATGATTAGAATCCGCGCCAGAACCGGGCCAGTAGTTTGAGAAAATCTTCTCACCAGTGGTCGACGAAACGTATTCGCATCCCCAGAACACACCAACTAGACCTACAGTTCCCCCTGCAGCCGCGCCAACAATGTCAATAAAGCCAGTTGAAAGCGGGATAACAGGAGAACCTTGATAGATCGCGTTAGTGTTTCCAGAGGCGATACGATACTCGGTCGCACCAGTGGTGTTCGCAGCCTGACCGACTACGCCAACCGGACGAAGTCCGAATGCACCGTTAGTGTTTGCCATTGTAGCAATCCTCTAAATTACTCGGAGTCGCGGTCGCGGCCTCCGAAAGTTACACGACTTTGCCGATTGTTTTGAATCGGCATTGAAGGATGTTGTTCCTTCATAAGGTCCTGATCTACAGCGGTCATCTGTTCGCGGGTCCTGCCCCCGTAATATGCAGTTCTTTCAGCGGCTGTTTCTTCAGGTATACGGCACAACATTAAGCCACCTTGACCTATAACGCCCTCATAACGACCATCGTCGATAACAGGGGCCTCGTAATCTGGATACTCGTCCTTGCGAACGGGTTCCCAACCTTCACGCAACTTAGCGTTTACGTTCATCTTATCTTCTTCGCCTCGCATTGAGACTCGAATCCATCGATGTACGAACCCATCAGGTGCGGATGGTGCGGCAAGGTGACTGGGCGGTGCCCAGGGTTTTCTGCGCGTTTCTGTTTCGCGTGTCGCGCTCTTGCGCGGAGTTCTAGTGTCTGCCATTTTTTAATCCTTCACAAACTTAGCGTATTCTTCGAGAGGTACGCCAAGTTTTTTTGCTATTGCGACTTGTGAATGCGATAACTTGACCGACCTGCGCCCCTGTTTTGCACTGCGGGATGCGGAGGAACTAGCAGAAGCGACCTGGCTTCCCCCACCCGATTTTTTAACCGATTGAAACTTATGCGGAAATTCTGTCCGCATGCGGCTATCGATTTCAGTATAGTACTCATCGGTCATTGGGTCAAACCCTTCGTCCTCGACGAGTTGCTGATGAATAGCAAACGCTGCGGTCGTCATGACCCTATCGTTACCAAACCAATCGTTTTTGCCTGCCCACTTCTCAGCCCTAGGATCCGGTTTTACCGGTGGAGCGGCCTGTTGCTGTTGCTGTTGCTGCTGTTGTTGCGGCGCCTTTTGCCGTTCAACTTGCAGTTTCGCCTCAGACTCTGCACGTGACTTAGCAGCAGTGTACCTCTGTTTTTCAACAGCCAGATTGGATATTAGCTGTTGAGCCTCTATCAGCTTGTCTGTATCGCCAGCCTCGTAAGCCTGCCGGTAAAGTTCTTTTGCAGTGGTCTCTTGAGACTGAAGCCTGTTGTTGTACTCGTTTAAGTAACCACTATCCAAATTTTGAACACGAGACTTTAGCTTCTTGTTTTCTTCAATAAGCTGTTGAGATAACCTAACGGCCTCTGCCTTATCTCGTTCCTCCTGACGGTATTTTTCCGTCAGTTTTTTAATCCTACCTTGAACATTCTTGCTGTAGGACTCTAACTCATCGGAGCTCTGCTCTTTTGCCGGCTCCTCTGGAGAACTTTCAAGTGATACGGAATCTTCTACTTCTTCCGAAGTATCTTCCGTTTCAACAACAATCTCCTGCTCTTCCATGTTTTCTTCTGCCATAACGCTATCCTCAAACGTGTTTAATGTCATCTGGTTCTAAAAGGGTGGCAATGACTTCGTCGTCATTAATGATGCGGACCTCCCCGCCATCAATTTTAAACCTAGAACCAGAATAACGACCAATGCATACCCACTGGCCTTCTTTGCACCACGGCTCACAATCCCCAAACTTGTCGGGGTCTTTATATGCCAATGGCCCAAGTTTCATAACGTACGCCACGACTGTAGCTACGCTTTCACGCTCCCGAATCTCATCGGGAATGTACAACCCGCTCGATGTTTTAGATTTGCCTTGGTACGGCATAACTAAAACCCGCCAACCAGTAGGTTGCGGGAGTCGTTCAAGCAAAGGTTTTTCTAAGAGGGTAGGGTCTAAAACCCGGTGACTAGAGTCAACATATGCGCTTTTCAAAGTATCAGGATCAGCTTTCGCCTCTTCCTTTCCTTTGTTAATTTTCTGCGCAACGTGGTCAGGAAGATAAAGTGTCTTCGACATCGTCTACGTATCCATTCAGCAGGGCCTTAATTTCGTCTCTTGCAAACGAGAGGCCCCGTATCTCGCCCACAGACATTTTATACTGCTCCCAGTCCTTTACAGCACCGTGAGAAAGAGCATCAGAAATGTCGTCCTGGCGCTCTTCTATTTTTTTATACAAGTGATGCGCTAAATCTACAAGGTCCATTACATATTGTCCTTGTAGTCTTCCATCCACATGTCACATGTATTCTTAGACATACACACAAAGTCAAAAGATCGACAATAACCCAGCTTGCCAGATTCGTCCCCAATGCACTCTAGCGTTTCGTCAGACACATCATAAAAAACACAAGACCCGCAAGATTCGTCGTTCCGAAACGCAGTGCTTGTATTAGGGCCACGATAGTTGTGTGACGCAACTGCAATGTTTCGGTTCTCTTCGTTAATAGTCTCGTCTTGTGTGGCAAGAGGGCAGATGTCGTCTGTATCTACCTCCTCAATGTCTTCTAGAAGGTTACCCGGCATGTCCGGGAGAATGCTAATCATAACGTTAACCATTAGTAACACTTTCCGCGCTTAGAGTTCGAACGCACATCTCCACCCTGGTAAAAACCTTCCACTCCACGGCCTTTTAGAATATCCGAACGAGTAACCTCTCCGTCGTTGTTTAAGTCAGGAAAAACTTTTCCTCCATCCTTATACTTTACGTCTCCACCATAACTAAACAGCTTAGTCTCTTTAGAACGGCGTTTAGCCTCGTTGTTACCGCGTTTAACAGCGCCACGTTCCATAACAGAATCTGGACGCGCTTTCGGTCGCATAGGCTTCATTCTCTCGTCCATATTTAAACCACTAGGGTGTTGGGTGCTGCCTTCGGGCTCACCGTAAATGGAATGTCTAGCCTTCGGACGAAGGGATTTCTTTGGTGCCGGCATTTGCTCTCTCCTACTCCATTATCTCAAAGTGAGGCGCATCGATAAATGGACGACGGCCTTGTGATCGACGTAAGTCTACATACTCATTCATAGCTTCTTCTGCAGTCCCTTCATAGGCCCCAAAATCATCAATATGCCAAGCGGCGCCCCAACGAAGTTTGACACCGCAATCCTTGGCAGCAGTCTTCATGGCGTCTGCAATCTCATCATAGAGATTCAGTTCCCATCTGCCCCCATCAATATATGCCATTAAATCAACGGCGTAACCGCCCAGATGCTTGCTCTTCATGGTCTGGCTAGCACCTTTCGCGACCAGGGCTTCCTGCTCCTTGCGGGTTCTTAGTCCGCAAATTACACTGAAATCCTGTTCGCTAATTCCAATAGCCATGCGAACAACAGCCTGCAAAGTGGGATCAACCCCCTCCAGCTTTTCGTTACTACGGTTTCCCAGTTTGTATGTCATGTTACTTCCTCTTGAATAAAGCCTGCGCACCCCGGACACCGAAGCTGGCGCTTATTGCGATACCTAACGAATAAAAATACCAGTCCGGCGCTTTGGAAAGCTGCTCGAACCCACGGTCAACCCAGCCCTCGGCACCGGGCACGAAGGCCAGAACAAGCGGAATTGACAGAACAATTACGAACCATTCGTCTTTCCAGCTTGATTTCGCACCTTCTGCCATGATGCGCTCCCAGTCGGCAACGCTAGTCTTCTCAGAAAGAAGTATCTGTGCCTTGGCTTTAGCCTCGGTCAACTTTAACTCGGCAGCGGCAGCGTTTTTATCAGCTTTACCTTGCAGCCAAGAGCCTGCGAGGTTGGCTATCGGTCCTAGTGCGGCAGTGAATATACTCATTTTCTACCCATCCACGCTGTTGCGCCC